ACGGTCAGCCCACTCAGCGTTAGTAGAAACAGCCACATTTTTAAGATGCTCCAATGTTTTAGACAACCCTTTATTCTCTAAGGTCATCAGCTTATTGTCCATTATACCTGTTAGTGACACACCAAGCAGTCTTTCTGCTTCCGTGTTACTAGACCACACCTTTCGCAAGTATGGGAAATGTGTGTAGGTGGACTGAATTGTTCCAAGTATAGTTGCAATACGGACTTTTCTTGCAAGGTCATCCACACTGTCGTTAGCACGGATGACAACTTCCGTAAGATTACAGAACTGATTCGGCCTAAGTATGATTTCTGAGCATGGATTTGTTCCAAACTCATGTTTAGACTCTCTCCTGCCGTTCTTTGCAGCTTGTTTAACTGATGCTTCTCTGTTGAAGATACCTCGTTCACCACTACCACTCTCCATTAGGGCTGTCCACTCACGCATGAATGCCATGCTGTCTGGTTTCTCTGTATAAGATACTGAATTGTTAGCTAATGCTCTGTGTGCTGCATTCTCCCACCAGTTACCTGACTTGGCATGACGCATACGATCATCAGATAGATTAGATAAACTAATCATAGCACTACGGCGTACACCACCTACCACTACTACCTCACCAATCTTACACATAAGATCGTGACACTCTAGGCTAGACAGCTTACGTCCTTGTGCCTGTTTGAATGTAGTGACAGCAAAGTTAAACAGATCAATCAATGGTGCTGGGCCTGATGCTCTACCACCAAATGTCTTTAGTCTTGCACCTGCTGGCCTGACTTTAGATACGTCCCACTTGGGAATTTCGCCAGCCCACAGGAGTGCCAACACTTGTCTCAGACCTTTAGCCCATCCTTCCTTGCTGTCCTTGATGACGACACACGTTTCGCTTTGGAAAAGAGTAGGAACATCAGGGAGTTTAGTAATGAACTGACGCTCAACACTGAAACCAACCCCCGTCCCGCAAAGGAGGATGAACATAGCCTCATCAAAAGACTTAGGGTCATCTACGGGTAGATAGCTACAGTTATACATACAAGTATTGTCACGGTCTGCAGCCTTACCTGCTGTCATCATTGACCTCATACTAGGCATTACCTCAAGGCTAAGGATAGCATCACGTACTTCCTGTAGATCAACAGGCTTGAGCCATGTCTTTGCAATGTTTTCTAGGTAGCGTTCTACTGTTTCTCCCCATGTCTCACGGCGTCCTTCATCATCTAGCCATCGTGCATAGCGGCTAGTTGCAATGAAGGTCTGGTAGTCAGACGGTAAATAGTTATTGTTCATCAGTTGTTATCCTCATCTTGGTTATACTTATACCATCTATATCATATATGTATGCATAGATAGCTTCATTTAATTCCTGTTGAATACTACCGTCTACTGGCATAGGGTAGTCATCTTCATCTATTTCAAGACTTATTAATATCCTAGCTTTCATTTTCTAGCTCATGTATTAATCGGTCAATGTACCAACGTGCTTTACGTAAGTCCTCTACACCGTTCTTGTAGGGCCAACGCCATATATACTTGAAGGCATTCTGCCAACAGTAGGCATGGTGTGGCTCTACGTATGATCCCTCTGACATTGCCTTCATTGCATCAATGCATTCAATCCCCCCCGAATTGTACTGTGGGGGATGATTGACTACATCTGCTGGTATCTCTTTCCACTTAGCCATTAGGCATTACCTCTTGTCTTAGATGTTAGCGTTAGCACATTACCGTCTGCTGTATAACTAGGTCTTTCATCAGGTTCATCGTTTAATCTGTTAAGAACATAGCTATGTAGTGCATCCCTTACGTATTCATCTTCCTCTATTACAGGTATAACAGAACATAACATGCTACACAAGTGAGATAGATATGCAAAGTCTTCTTCACCCAAAGGATTATTCTCAGATGATACAAGAGATACCTGTACGTCACCATCCCATGCACCATTCTCATGGTAAGGAGTAATGCGTATTATAAAGTCTTCATCCTTCATATCATTTACTATGTCTTTTATATTCATTTACTTCCTCACTACTTTGGGATGTGGGTAGGCAACAAACTTAATACCTAATGCTTTACCCTTTTCTTTTAACCATGATTCAGGTACAATCCTGTCATAACATTCAAAGCCATACCTGTCACACCATATTTCATATGTACTCTTAGCACCCTTACGTAGCTTACGTCTACCGTTTTCAAACACAAAACGTATATCTAGTTTAGGGTGTTGCCTTTTTATCGCAAGATGCTTTCGCCTATCATCTGTAGTAAACATACCCTTAGTCTCAATGATGATACCATTAGGTAGTATAAAGTCTGGTGTATAGGTACGGTAAGTCAAGTCTTCCCATTCAATCTTCATTGATTCATACTCGGCAAGTACACCTTGCTCTTTTAAATAGGTAGCTAGTTTAACTTCTAGTCCACTTCTGTACCCGTACTTTCTAGCTGCACGAAAGCTTTTGCCATTCATCACCGCCAGAAAAGGTGTCGGCTTGGCTGCACAGTCCAAGGATTATGCGTCAGGTTTAGCTTGGTCAACTCTTCCTGCACTACCTTATCCATTTCATTACGTGCATTAATTGCTTCACGTAAAGCACCATACTTCTTTTTCTTTAGGTCTGCCTTGGCTTGGTTGAGGTCATCTTCCATAGTGGCAATGGCCTCTTCCATATCCTTGATTTCTTCTTCATTGAACATTAAAAGTCTCCTACCTTTAGGGTTGAGTAGTCTCCCCAACCAGTATCATATTCACCCGACTTGTTAGCTTCCGCTATAAGGGCGAGTGTTTCCTTAACCTGTTTAGTTGATTCTATAACTAACTCAGGTGACATGACATGCAGGTGTGCCATGTAGGGTGCAGTCTTTTCAATAGCAATAAAGCTAAACTCTTTAGCCTTTATGCCAGCCAGTTTACAAGTAAGCAAATAGAAAGCAGCTTGTATATGATAAGCGTACTTACCAACTTGTTCTGCAAAACCTTTTGGCGAAGCATCAATAGTAGTTTTAATGTCAACGATCTGTCCTGTCTCTGGTATGTATAGGTCTGGTCTTGTCTTGATGTTTAGACCACTCACAGGATCAACTGTAAACACACTGCTTTCTGTTACCCTTTCCTTGTGTGTCAGTAAGGCATTGCACACTGGATTGTCAAGTGCAGCCTGACACATCTTGTTATGTACATGATACTCAACCTCTGTCAGTACAACCTCGTCACCTTTCTTGTTGGCATACAGGTCTTTATATAGCTTAGAGGTACGTGTCTTTGGGCCTTTAGTAACAAGGTCACGCTCTGGCTCAAGTAATGTAGCATGTACGGCACTGCCCAACGCAAACGCTGGACTGTCACCTAATGGTTTCTGTGCCATGTAGTGTGCAAGCGATTGCTTACACACCGTTTTAATGGCAGATGAAGAGTAGCCTACCTGTTTGTGGTAGTCCTCATTTGACATGTCATAGACAATGCCTGATGGTGGCATAGTTAGACTTTCCCAAGGTGACTCAAACATTATGTAAATGCATCCTCATCAATGTCTACCAAGTCTTCTACAATGGCATCTGGTATTTCCTCATTGTCATGCTGCATTTTATCACTCCATTCATTTAAGATGTACTGATTGTAGTTAGCAATCCATGCAATGAAGTCAGCAAAGGTAGCCTGTGTATCATTGTCCATGTCCAGTGTAGACATGAGGTCTAAGTCTGCAGTAGGTAGATAGAAACAACTACCATTGGGTAGGTCACGCTTCTCTGTAGCACAGTCAATGTAGTGCTGTGGTGGAAGGCGTTGCATCTTACCCAACTTGGTGAAGACATTGCCAATAATCTTGAAGGCATCACGGTTCTCAACCTCATAGATGAATGGTGTACTAGGTGCTTCAACAGGATTACCCTGTGCATCTGTACTGTTCACCATGTCCACAGTACCAAACAGTACACGTACACGTTTGATAGAACGTATCAACTCTTTCATGCTGTCAGGCAGACTGTTGAAGTCTTCAATCCAACCAGAAGGCTTACCACAGTTGAATTTACCGTCATTGTCCTTCATGTCTGAGTTTAGGTTGTCACCCATAACAGTCTTGACATAACGATTAGGTGTAGTGTCACTGCCCATGACAAACTTTTTGTACATGAAACGCTGTAGGAATGGGCGAATCTTTACCTTCTCAGCAAAATATACAGGGCCATCAGGTATCTCTAACTTGTATGTACCACCTTCTACTACCTCTACATTTACCTGCTTACCCTTAACCTCTGCCTGTCCCATGACAGGTGTGTGGTTGATACGCAGACGGGCAAGCGCACTGGTCTTCTTTTCCCCTGCTGTGTCACCCATGCCCATAGCCTTAGCCATAGCTGCGTAGTTGTTTGTATCAATCGTTGTTACTTCATTTGTCATGTGTATTTTACTCCTTAACACTGAACGAATTTTGTAGTTATATCATGCTACGTCTTTTGTGTCAAGCCAATTCGGACCAATCTTTGCCTCTAATAGTAGAGGAATGTTGAAGTCTATATTCCATTTCTTATTGACAATGGATATAAGCCTGTCGTTTGTTCTGTCTATAATCTTGAGTACCTTGTCTGTCTCGTCTGGATGTATGTCAAGTACCACACTGTCATGTACGGTGTTGACTATACAACTCTGCATCTTGTTTGCCTCCAACATCTTGTCTATGTATATCAAACATATAGGTACAATGTCAGCCGTTGCAAAGGATTGCACTGGATAATTTTTTATCTGTGTGAAATATGTCACAGTATTATTTGGGTTTCTGATTACATTAGGAAATGAAAATGCCCTACCTGATGGTGTGGTAATGCAGCCAGTAGCCAGTACCTCGTCAGCTAGTCGTTCGTGCCATGCAGCAATACCTTTGTACTTGTCCATAAACTTTGTGTAGTATGCAGCCTCTGCTGGTGTACGTCCATACCCAGTAGCACCGAATAGTGGAGCAAAGGTGTGTTCCTTGGCAGCTTGCCTAGCTGTAGGTTGACCAGCATCTGTGATGGTCTTGGCAGTGTAGGCATGTACATCAAAGCCAGTGATTACCTCGTCAATAGCAACCTTGTCTTGAGACAGGAATGCAGCGACACGAAACTCTAGCTGTGCAAAGTCAGCTTCCATAATCTGCCCACCATCCCATCGTGATACGAACACACGCTTGACAGGAAACG